TCGGTTGACATTGGCGGAGAACACATAGGACGAAACGTCTGTCCATGTTGGCGACGCAACGTATGGCCCATCGTCAAATGCTATGTAGACCTTCGGTGTTGGGAATGCCATTATGCAATCGCTAACGGTAAAGGCCCGGAACGGTTCTGGTATGCAGCAAGACTTGCGACTACTTGACGTCCGATTTCGGACGGGTCTGCAAAGAGGGTGTCGAAGTTCAATGTGATGTTTGGTAGTCCGCCGTACATGGCGTTAGATGAATCAGGGTTGAAGTAGACGATGCGCGGAGCCATGTCTTCCATGGAGATGTAAGGAACTGATGCGTCTGTGTTCCTTGACCCTCCTCCGCCTTTGCCGATTGACGGTGCCGACATAATTGGTGCGGGCGCAGCTGCTGAAATAGAACCGCCACCGCTGCCGCTACCACCAAACATTGCAGCCTCTGCTTGACGCGCTGAAGTGAAGCCTGCGCCCTTGTCTTCTGCACCGATTTTGCCGAACGAAACGCTTCCGAGTTTTGGAATGTCCTTAAATGGGCTGATGAGATTTATTCCCGTAATCAGGATGTTTGTCACCTTGATCCAGTTGTTCGCCATGAATTCAAAATAGTCAGATAGCCCGTTGACGACGTTGCGGACTAGGTTTCGGAATCCTTCAAATTTGGTGTAGGCAATGCCGATGCCGGTGACTAGAAGTCCGATGCCGACGGCGATTAGTCCAAATGGGTTAAGAGCCATTGCTGCGTTAACGGCAAGGATTGAAAGTGCAACTGCGCCAATGGTGCCTGCAATGATTTTGAAGACTCCAGGGTTGTCTTGTGCCCATGTTGCCATTGTTTGCAAGTAGGGAATCACTGCTTCAACTACTGGAAGTAGCGACGCGCCGATTGACTCTTTTGTTTCGTCGAGGGCAACTTTCATGAGTTTGAACTTTCCTGCGGTGGTGTCGGCTGCGGCTGATGCTGCACCGCCAAACGTTTTTGCCATTGCCTGCATAACTTCGTCGAGGGTTGCCCCTCCCTTAATCATGTCCCGCAGTTCTGGAGACAATTTAGCGAGGGCGGTCATGTTGCCCCCGTATGCCTTTTCTAGAGCCTTAGTGGTCGTCTCAAGGCTGATTCCTTTGGCTGCAGAGATGTCCATGGCAGCCGATGCCAACTCCTGCGCCTTTGTGATTGAACCAGTAGCCCTGACAAGACCCCCGAGCGCGGGGCGCAGTTCGTCGTCTGTGACTCCGAGCAGTTTGCCCTGGGTGCTAATCCAGTCTTCGTTTGCTTTAATTTGGGCGTCGGTTGCACCTGTGGTGCGTTGAATTTGTGCAGCAAGTTTTTCTTGTGCGGCTGCGTCTTCTATTGCGCCTTTGACTGCATCTCCGAGGGCAACGGTTAGACCGGCAATCGCAGCAGCTGCGGGAACGGCTGCCTTCTTAATAGCGAACTGAGCTTTCTCGCCAGTGGTCTCCAATTGTTTAAATTGCTTGACCGCTTTTTTCATTCCAGTGTCGTCAAACGACGAAATGATTGGGATTGTAATTGCCATTAGAAGAACTCGTTTTCTACATCTTTAGTCGCTTGAATAACACGTCTTTTCAATTCGTCCTCAACTTTTGGCAGCGCTTTTTCTACTGCGGGATACATGAAGCGTCCAGGTGCGCCATAAAAAAGAGTTAAAACTTTTGCTATTTGTGCGTATGACTTACGACCAACAAACTCAATAAAGACCGCAGATGGCTCCGTGTTGACAATGCGCATGACTGTTGAGTTCGTTCGCCTTGTGTCAATTTTGAATTTGACGCCTCGACGCACTTTTTTGACGTCATAAGGGAATTGCTTGTAACCAGACTGCATAGTCCATGCGCGTTGCATACCCGAAGGAAGTTTCTCAGGGTATGACTTTTTTATTTCATCCAGTGCGGGTTTAACAATTGCAGCGGCGTCCTTGTTGAACTGTTTGCGTAGTTGAGGATCAATCCTGCGAAGAGCCTTGATTGCTTCTTTTGCACCGACAATTTCAATAGTTGTGTTTGTTGGCATTATCTACGCTTCATGGCTTTCTCTTGTTTGTTCAACACATCGACGACCGTCACAAGGTCGTCCACGTCGAACTCTGGCAACGCCCAATATCCGGTCGCGACAAGTACTTCCGCTACTGAGCGTCGGTAAGTGCCGCTTCGGTAGGGTTTGGGGCCTCGGAACTGACAACGTCAACTGCTTGAATGCGTTTAATGTAATCGTCAAAGACGGCAGGCACGGTGACGCCTGATTGTTTTGCGGATTCGTATGCAAAGAACGCAAGGTCTTCTGCTCCGATGCCGTTTGCAAGTGAAGATGCTTGACGCTTTGTGCGTCGTTCCCATGCGACGACAACGAATAGGTTCGTTGTGACTTCATAGGGTTCGCCTTCGTTCGGTGTTACTTTGAGTGTTATTTTCATGTTTCCCTCTGTGGTTGTTTACGGTGTAACGATATCTCGTGCCCAAGTGCCACCTGTGAACTGTGCGGTGACAGTTGCAAGTGAGCCAACGGTTGAATTGATTGGGGTGAAAGAGGCAAGCATGCAGTTCGTGATTGTGTACTCAGGGTTGGTTGCTGACTCGGTAGCTCCAGACGGAGAGATTACGAGAGTCGTTGTGCCGGTGCCGACGCAGCTGTTAAGAATTGCCTCGACCTCTGATGTTCCGTAAGAAAGGAAGAAGTCAATTGAGACGTCGACGCTTTGAAGTCCTTGAGTGAAGCGGTGACCTGTGTCGCCGAATGCGGTTGACTCGAGGGAGTCATAGCCGACTGTGATTGTGACTGCGTTGCCCTGATCCGACAAGTCGGTTGTGGTTACGCCCTGGGTGATGTTAATGGTGGCATTCGAGAGGAATGTGGCTGTTGGCATTGCTGCTCCTTAGTTTCTCCGCACGGCGATTGCCACCGTGAGATCGTATGTGGGTATATCTTGCCCGCCGTAGTTCGCGTTGCCTGGACGGGCGTCTACGACTGCGATGGACGAGTTCATGATGGTGTCAACTGTTGACATGAGGTAATCGCCTGAGTCCTGGTTGCCTGGAGGGGCTGCCAAGACTCTGACGGGAATCCGAAAGTCGCCGACGTTGTATGTCCATGATGTCATTGAGGGGAGTTCAATCATGACGGACATTGGGCGCGCGTTTCGGGGATCTGTGACGGGTTTAAGACCAAGAGCGGTGAGGGCGGTTTTAATTGCGTTGACCGCATCGACGAGGATTCCTGTTGCAGCCATTACGCGACCTGTGGTCTTCCGCAGCCGATGAGGGCCATGATGCGTCCCATTGTTGACGGGATGGGGATTGAAGACATTGCATCAAATGATGCGAAGGAGTCTGCTGATCCGCGTTCGCGATAAAGAGTTGCTGCGTACATGATTGTGCCGAGTTTGACGTCGGCACCAGGCACGGTTGTTTGCGAGTCGGTGTATCCCGCTTCGCGACGCTTGCGGAAGATGTAGTTGTTGGCAGCGTTGACGCAAACGGTAATAAATGCGGTGTCGTTGGCGGTTGCAACGTCGATGCCGAGCCATGAGGTGACATCAGCTGCGTTAATCCATGAAACGGACGGGGTGAAGGTGACTGTGCCGGTAGCAACAGAACGCTCTAAGTCTCCGTCGGCGTCTCGAAAAAGAAACTGGAAAAGTCGAATGACATCGGGGTCAAATTCAAAGTCGCCTTCGTCTGACTCTCCGATGTATTCGTTGTCTTGCGTTGACAGAACGGTATGGGTGCCGTTGATGTTATGGCCAGCGCCAGCGATGGTGACAACATCGCCGACCTGTATTCCTGTCTCTACGAAGGTCTGAAGAACAACAACACCATCGAGGCGCGTATGAAACGCGAGATCGTAAGTAGCCATTGTTCTTCAGTCCTTTTCGTTTGTCTTTATCAGCCGACTGGGGCCATTTTGACAAACTTGCTTGCGTCAATCATGAGCGTTGCAAGGTAACCGCGGAATGCGATTGTGCGGCTAAGCGTTGACGGAACGTCGATGCTGAGTGCGCCCTTCTGCTGTTCAAAGATTTCGTAGCCAGATGCGTCACCGATAATGAGAGTATCTGCTGCAAAGTTGCGGTCAACTACGACCTGCAAGCCGAACGCAACGCCGTTGGCTTGTGCTGGCCCAAGATTACCAAATGCGTTCATTGGCCCAATTTGTGGGAACAACGGACGGTCTGCTGTGTCGCTAAGGCTGAGCAAAAATCCCCACCATTCTGGGTTTACAAAAATGTGGGTTGGCAAGTTGCCGTTAGAGCCGCTCAAGATTGTCTGTGCTGCACCTGAAATCCATGATGCCCAATAAGCAGGATCAGTTACTGAAGCGAGTGCAAAGTTACGAGTAACTGTTGCGCCAGTCTTCAAGTTGTCTGCAGCGACGTTGTCTGTCGCGTTTGCATAAATGCGAGCCATGTCGTCAAGAACGAGGCTGATGATTTCAGGCTGTGACCAGTCGATTGACTGCTCCGACAGAGTGACGTATCCGCCGTATGTACCTTTGGTTACTTGGTTGTCTGTCACAACAAATGTGCCTGACTGAAGAGCAGCGTTTTCTGCTGACTGAACTGCCATTGAAGTATGAGTTGTTACTTCTGGACGGATAAATACTTTTCCACCTTGTGGCATTGCCTTTGCACCAATTGCGTCAATAACTGGACGACGACCGATGAAGTTGTTGTAGACAGGCTGAACGATTGGTAGTGGAAGAACACCTGGGATGTCTGAGGTAAGGACGTCTGGTGCAGCTGCACGGATGCCTTCGCTCATTGCTCGCCATTGGTCTCCGCCGACGAATGCTGCTGAGATGTACTCGGCTGCTGACGGGTATTTGAATTCTTTCTTTGCGCTTGCGAAGATTGGTGATGTTGGGATGGCGTCGGGCGCGGAGGCTTCGACTTGGGTTTCTTGTGACATTGTTTCCTCCTGGAGACTTGTGTCGGGTTGGGGTTCGGTTACTTCTTCTTCAACCTCTTCTGGGTCGGTTTCTGAAGCAGCGATTTTTTCGATGACTGCGTCGGCAAATGCCGGAACGCTGACAACGGAAAGTTCTTGTAGATCAGCGGATGAGACAATCATGACGCCGTTTTTGTCGTACTTGAATTTTTTCGGTACTGCGCCAACGGAGACTGAGTCGTATGCGGACATCTGAATAAGTTCGACTACGTCATCGGCTTGTTTTGACCGTGCAAATGTTGCGCTGAATCCGAGACCGTTGTCAAGGTCGATGAGTTCATTGACAATGCCAATCGGGCGTCCGTCGTGGTTTTCAAGAAGTCGCGCGGGTTTGGCATTCAAGTCAAAGGCTCCGCGCTTGAACATGACCTTCTGGCCTGAAGCATTTGCAACAACATCCCAAGGGACGGCAATGCCGGTGATGGTGCGCGGTGCATCTTCTCCAGCTGCTGCGTCAAGAGTGACGGGAACGGCGGTGAACTTAATCATGAAGGAATCTCCTCAAGGTCTGGCACTTCGGGTTCGACAAGTGCGTCGTGCATTTCGCCAATTGCAAGAAGGTCGTCGGTGTCAAACTCGACGTAGCGTCCGCGACTCAATACGTCGTTCATACTGATTCGTGACGATATGGCGGTAGCCAGCATATGCGCCCCGAAGAGCCACAGATCCTGACGAGCCTGAGACGCGTTCTGATAAGTCATTGACGCGCCTGGCGTTGGTGCCGAAACGAGGTAAGCGGGGACGGAGCAAATTCTGCTGAGGTCGAGTGCTTGGTATTCGCGTTGCGCTGCGTTGACTTCTAACGGGTCGCGGTCAAATTCAACAAAGTTGACGTAGTTGTTTAACGCGCCGATGACGTTTCCTTCGCGACGAGCCTGCGCCCATTGTGCAGCAAGGTCTCCAAGTTCTTCACCGGACATTGTCTCGCCTGCTGAAGTCTGTTGAAGGTAACCAGGCACGGTTTCAATGGTTGCTGCACGGTCTGCGTACTGATCGAGGTGAGTTGCGATGCTGACCGCGCGTCGCCCTGAATACATGAGACCAGTTGTCGGCGCAAGAAAGGTAATGATTTCGTTCGGGTCAAGGCGGATGCCGTTGAACTCAATTTCGTCTGGCATACCGAAGAATTGCGGACCCTGCTGATTCGGCGTCTGAATATTCGCGGAGGGTAACCACTCAAAACTCATTGGGCGTCCGTCGGTTGCGTTGCGACTTGTGACTGCCCAAAAGGCACGACCCGTCATCCACAAGTCAGTCACCGTGTTAGCAAGGATGAACTGGCGAGGAACTTTCGGATCAGGGTTCTCCATCCATGACTCATTCGGCACATAAATTTTTTCATACTCCGTGCCGTTCCATTGCTTGATGTACTGGCGGAACTCAAGGCCAGAGATGGTCGAGGCGAGAAGGTCTCTCGCCCTCGACACCGTCGGAAGACTAAGGGCGACCTGCTCAAAAGTACCGCTTGTCCATGCATACATCGGTGGGACGCCGAGACTGCCGACACCGGCAGCGGCTTTAATTGGCGAAGATGCAAATTCAGCAGTAGTTATTTTTCGGGAGAAGAACGCCACGGATGGAGTCTCTCACAAACTTGTTGCAAATGCAACTATCTTCCGAATGCCATTGCTGCGCGTCCCGTGTTCGACGGGCGGGAAACAAGAGCGGCTGCAACAACCAAAAGTCGCGCTGCCTCGACGGGTCCTGGACTCCTCTGCGAACTGATAACGACGTTTCCGTTTACCCTGGCGAGAACGGCCCTGTTGACGTGGGTCGCTAACAACTCTTCGCCTCGGTGGTAGATGCGTTTCTCGAGGATGAGCGAGCGAGTGAGTCCGGTGAACTTTAAGACTTCTGCATAGCCGAAGATTTGACGTCGGCGTTCAAGTTTCTCAGGCGTATGAAGGTCAAGCGCGGGAGTAATAGCAAGACGCAGTTTCGGGTCTGCCTCCATTGCCTCGTTGATCTTGATCCACATTTCTTTGAGTGACTCTGTGGAGAACTGGACAGTCGCAATGATGTTGCCCTCTTCGGTCAGTCCGCAACGAATGCCGACATACTTCTCATTGCCAGTGGCTGAGTCCACGGCGAGGACACCTCCCATCGGACAATCTGATTCGGTGAACAACTTGTCCCAAACGCCTGGTTGAATCCAAGCGTCCGCCGATGAGACCCACAGATTTAAGTGGGCGCGAAGGAACGCTGCACGATCTGGAGTTTCCGCAGCTGCTTGAAGAGCCTCAAGGGTGATGGTCTGACCAAGGGCGGGGTTGGCGTAGCCCCAATTGATTTCGTCGTTTGGGTCTACCGACGGGAGGCTCCATTCGCAGAAGTAAAGACGGGTCTGTTTCTGTTGATCTATCGCGCCAATGGCTGCCTCACGAAGACGTTGCATTGTCTTAGACGATTCATCACCTGAAGTTGACCAGGAGGAAAGAAGGGGAGACTTGACCGCAATCTGCGACGGGCGAAGCGCGTCAAAATAGACCTCCTCCGAGACGTTCCAAATTTCGTCAACAACAATGAGATCGTAAGTTCCGCCGTGAAGGTTCGGAGTTGCAGCGCGCACTTCCCACGTCGAGCCGTTTGGCATCTCAACTTTGTTGCGCCCATACGACCAGGTGACATGACCTTCAAATTGTGCCTCAAGTACCGGAGCAAGTTCATTGAAAATTGCAACCGCGCGATCAAGTTTGTTGGCAACGGAAAGAACGTGCATCGGTTTTCCGCGCATCGCTGACCAGTCGGTCAAGAAGAATCCGCAGAGACTAGTGAGGGCAACGGACTTGCCGTTCTGCCTGGCGCACGAAGACATGGCCTCACGAAAGACAAGGTCACCGTTCTCATCGTGGGTCAACTGTCCATCAAGAGCGACCTTTTGCCAGTCAAACAATGTCCGACCCAAGACGCGTTCCGACCATGCAGCAACTGCAGGCCCATACGAACCAGCACCAAAATGAAGCGACTGAAGTCGGGGCAAAGCAACCCCAACCCCGAGAACTAATTCCGAAGACGCAAGACATCGAACTGCTTCGGTTTGTTCCCCTTCAGATAAGGCCCTACT